AAAAAATACCGTCAAATGTCAGCAATCATAACTGATCAACTTCGTATATTAAATGCTAGTAATTTTCTTGCTGGGGTAGCATCAACAAGTAATTCTTACTACACCTTTGTTGGGCTTCCTAATCCAACTGATATAAGTTCAACTTGGAATACTAGTCCCCCTGATCCAAGAGATAATTTTGATCAGGAAAGTAATTATTGGGACACCATGATTGCCTTGAAGAAAATTACTCCATCTGATGTAAAACAAGTGATTAGAAAAATCACTTGGCAATCAGGCATTACTTACGATATGTATAGACATGATATCAGAGCAGAAAATAGATCTAAACCATCTGATGCTTTCAGTATCTATGATGCAAACTTTTATGTGATGAATAGTGACTACAGAGTTTATATCTGTCTGCATAATGGTACTAGTCCTGATTATCCAGAGGGAAGATCATCTTTAGATCAACCAACCTTCATTGATTTAGAACCAAGAGAGGCAGGAACTAGCGGAGATGGTTATATCTGGAAATATTTGTATTCTATAAAACCAAGTGATATTGTTAAGTTTGACACGACAAATTTTATGCCAGTTCCTTTAAATTGGAAAACTAGTGCAGATGATGCTGCTGTAAGAGATAATGCAGCGACAAGTGGACAGATAAAAATTGTTACTATCATCAGTAGAGGAGTCGGTGTAGGGACTGCAAATAGAACATACACTAATGTTCCAATCAAAGGTGATGGGACAGGTGCAAAAGCTATCGTAACAGTTAATAATGATCAAAAAGTAGAGTCAGTTATTGTATCTAATGGTGGCAGTGGATATACATTCGGAACTCTTGATTTAACTGGTTTTGTTTCTCCTACAACTAAACCAGTTTTTAATGTTATTATTCCACCGCAAGGTGGACATGGATCAAATATTTACAGAGAACTGGGTGCTAAAAATGTTTTAATATATTCTAGAATTGAAAATGACGTTTCAAATCCAGATTTTATAACTGGTAACGAAATTGCAAGAATAGGTATTGTGGAGAGTCCAAAAGTTTTAAACTCAACAACAACTAATCTAAGTTTAGAAAAGGCAAGTGCTGTTTATGCACTTAGATTGACTGGAACTGGTTATAGTTCTGCAACTTTTACTGCTGATAGTGTCATCACCCAAACTGTTGGAGTTGGATCAACCGCAACTGGTAGGGTTATTTCTTATGATGCCACAACAGGAGTTCTGAAATATTGGCAAGATAGAACAAGAGCAGGATTTAATACTAATGGAACTGCAGACACATCACCTCAGTATGGATTTGATTTACATCGTTTTAGTTCAAATCCAGCATCGGGAGGATCTTTATCCATTGTTGGTTCTGCAACAACTTTAGCAATTCACACTGCATTTAGTGGTCTATCAACAGTAATAAATAGTAGGACCTATTATCTAGGACAAGAGTTTGTTAATGGTATTTCACAACCAGAAGTTCAGAAATACAGTGGGAGTGTCATTTATGTTGATAATAGACCGGCAATAACAAGGTCCACAAACCAAAAAGAAGATATCAAAATCATTTTGCAATTCTAAACTACCATGCCACAGGAAACTAACTTAAACGTAGCTCCATATTTTGATGATTTTGATTCGAACAAGAACTATTATAAAGTTTTGTTTAAACCTGGATATCCAGTACAAGCAAGAGAACTAACAACTTTACAATCAATCTTACAAAATCAGATTGAAAAATTTGGTCAACACTTCTTTAAGGAAGGATCAAAAGTTATTCCAGGTAATATTGCATATAGTAATAATTATCGTGCAATAGAAATAAGTAATGAATATCTTGGCATAAGTTTATCTCAGTATCTACCTCAAATAGTTGATAGAAAAATCACAGGTAGAACATCTGGTGTTAGCGCGGTTGTAAAAAAATATCTAAGAGCGAGTGATTCTGAAAGGGGAAATGTAACTCTTTATATTAGTTATATTGGATCAAGCACAGTAGATAACACAAATACAGTTTTTGCTGATGGAGAACTATTGACAATAGATCAATCAGTTTCTTTTGGCGGAAAAGTGATTGCTGCTGGAGAACCTTTTGCATCAACGATTCCTATAAATTGCAGTTCAAAAGGATCTGCATTTTCCATAACAAATGGTGTTTATTTCGCAAAAGGTCAATTCATCGCTATTAATAACGAAACAATAATTTTAGATCAGTATACAAATACTCCCTCATATAGAATAGGTCTTTTACTAAGAGAAGATATTGTTAATGCTGATGAAGATCCCTCTCTTAATGATAGATCACGGGGATATAGTAATTATTCAGCTCCCGGAGCAGACAGATTAAAAATAAGTGCAAGGTTACATAAAAAAGCATTGGACAATTTTGATGACAATGATTTTGTAGAACTTGCCACTGTTAATAATGGTACTTTGAGATCAGTTCAAAAAAATAACAATCTTGGCGGTCTTAATGAAGAGTTAGCGCGAAGAACATATCAAGAATCCGGTGATTATTATGTTTCACCTTTTTCGTTGTCACTAAGAGAATCTCTTGATAATAATCAAGGAAATAATGGAGTATTTTCTAGAAGTCAAACAACAGATGGCGGATCTATTCCCGCAGAAAGTTTAGCTCTATACAATATTTCGCCTGGAAAAGCATTGGTCAAGGGGTTTGAGGTAGAAACAATAAGTCAGACGTACCTTGATTTACCGAAACCAAGAACAACTAAAACATTAGGTAATCAACGTATTAACTATTTTACTGGACCAACAATTTCTTTGAATAGAGTTTACGGGAATCCGCAAATAGGGATTGGAAACACTTTCGTTTTGAGTTTGAGGAATGAAAGAGTTGGTTTTGCACATACTTATGGATCTATTGAAGCTCCTGCAACTCACCCATCAGGAAAAGAAATAGGTTTGGCAAGAGTTTATGATTTTAGATTAGAATCGGGTGAATATGACTCGCTGACACCTGCTAGAAATAGATGGGAAATATCTCTTTATGATGTTCAACCATTTACAGAAATCACATTAAATGAGCCAATAACACTTTCAACACCAACTTATATAAAAGGAAAATTTAGTGGCGCCACCGCATTCTTAAGAAGTAATGTTACTGCCGGAACAGCATTAACAGTTTATCAAAAGAGTGGCGAATTTATTCAAAATGAAAACTTTATCATCAATGACACAGAAAATCCTAGAGTAGCAATATCCGTAACATCATACTCAATTGCTGATATTAAGTCAGTGCATGGACAAGTGAGTAGTGCATCCACTTTTAGTGCCGATGTTGTACAATCAGATGCTCTCGTTGTTGGATTGGCAACAATTTCTGCATCACGCTACAATAGCAATGTGCCATTTTTAAATTTAAATTTAACTCAAAATGTTGGTGTAGGGTCTACAACATTTTTTGTATCTAATGTTTCTAATGTTTCAGTTGGAGATTCAATTACTGTCGGAATTGCATATACAAATGCACGTATTGTTGCAGTTGGCGATACATTTGTTCAGATTAGTACAGCATCAACAACAACAGGGACTACATTAGTCACCTCTTTGACTGCAAATCCAGGAATTGGTACAACAACTTTTTTTGTTGGTTTTACAACTGGAGTTTCCATAGGAAGTTCAGTTTCAGTTGGATCATCCATTACTAGTGTTACAGTAACGGGAATTGGAACAACATTCTTCCAAATTGGAACTGCTCATACTGTTGGAACTGCACAAACAAATACAGAGATTAATCAACCTGTTAGTTTTGGGTCAACAATTATATTTTTATCCACAATACCAACAGGTATTTCAACTTTTTCTAGTATATCAGCAGTTGGAGTTGGAACTACCAATGCACTTAACAACGTCCCTATCACATCTATTGGTGCCAACTTTATTACCATCGGAACAGGAGACACAAGTCCGACAGGAACTAGTGTTGGATATACAACTGCGATTGCCTCACCTGGCGTTGGGATAGGCTCAACTGTTATTTTTGTTGGATTTACAACAGGGACTGGAATATCAATAGGTAGTAGTATTACTGTTGGCACTGCCATCACTAATGTAAGCGTAGTCTCTGTTGGTAACAGTTTTGTTTTGATTGGAACGGGTGCTACTGCCAGTGTATCCATGAGTGTTGGAACAGCGGTGACATTTTCAAATGTTTCTTCTCTTATTGTTGGAACCGCAGTAACTATTTTTGGAATAAATCCATTAGTATCTGGATTAGCAGTAACTTTCTCAAGAGTTTCTGATGCACTAAGTGGGGCAGCAGGTACTATTAGTTACGTTTTAAACACAAGCACAGTTGTATCAAATCGTCCATCATTTAACTCAAATAATTTTAGATCATTTAATATAGTCAAATACACTGATACCTCTCTGCCACAACCAGTCTTGGCAAGAGTCGTAAGTGTTGGGGCAACTTCCATTGAAATAACATCAGTCAGATCTGTCGCTGGAGTGACAACCTCAATTTTACCCTCCAGCACACTTCAGGTAACAGACTTCTCTTTACAAAAAACTGGTTTAGACCCATCATCTGATAATAGTCTCTACACTCCACTACCAAGAAAAAATATTTCATCTGTTGATTTAACCACTGCATCTATAGTGATTAGAAAAGTTGATACTGTTAATATTGCAGGGAATCAACTGCAAAATACATTAGTTGCTGGAGTAAATGAAATATTCTTACCATTCTTTAATGATAGGTATAGTTTAGTTCGTTCTGACGGCACATCAGAGCCTTTAACAAGCGACAAGATTAATATTTCTGCTAATGGAACACAACTTCAAATTTTAAATCTAGGTTCTAATGACACTGGTGCAACTTTAATTACAACAAGACAGAAAAATAAAGTAATATCCAAATTAAAATTTAAAAACAGAGTAAATACACTTTTAGTTGATAAATCTTCTATTCCTGGATCTGGGACGGGACCAACAACTATCAATGATGGATTAATATATGGAAATTATCCATTTGGAGTTCGTGTTCAAGACGATATTATTTCTTTAAACACCCCTGATGTTTTAGAAATTCATGCGATATATGAATCTCTTGATACGAGTGATCCATCTGCCCCTATAATGACATTTACTTCAATAAATGGTCCAAATGGAAAAACAAGTGATTTGATTATTGGAGAAAAAATTACAGGTCAAACTAGCAAAGCAAACGCAGTTATATCTAGATTTGTTAATGATAATCAAATAGAATATATTGTAAAAAATCAAGGTAATTTTATTACCGGAGAAACTATCGTATCAGAAGAATCGAGAATCAATGCGGTCATTAGCCAAACAACATTTTCAAGCACAGATATTTCATTCAACTATACCTTTGGTGGCGGACAAAAGTCAACTTTTTATGATTATGGATATATTAGGAGAAAACCAAATGCAAAAGAACCATCCAAAAAAATAAAAGTATATTTTTCAAGCGCATATTATGACTCAACTGATAACGGCGATCTAACAACCAAAGAATCATACAACACTTTTGATTATACCTTTGAAATTCAAACAGTGGATGGTCACAGGAATACTGATATTATTGACATCAGACCAAGAGTTAGTAACTATACAACTTCCGTTGGGTCTAGATCTCCACTAGAATTTTTAGGAAGAACTTTTACTTCAAGTGGAAACTCTGCTCCAAATATTTTGGCATCAGATAATGATATTGAAATGACATTCTCTTACTATCTTGGTCGTATAGACAGAGTGTTTGTTACAAAGGAAGGAACATTCCAAGTTCAGTATGGTATCCCGTCAGAAACTCCAGAATTTCCTATTCCAGTAGATAATGCATTAGAAATTGGAAGAATTACTCTTCCACCTTACTTGTATGATGTTGGACAGGCATCACTTTCAACCTTAGATTATAAGAGATATCAAATGTCTGATATCAATAGTCTTGAAAAGAGGATTAAAAATCTTGAGTATTACACCTCACTATCTTTACTAGAAACTAATACTGCAAATCTATTTGTTCCTGATGCAAATGGTTTGAATAGATTTAAATCTGGATTCTATGTTGATAACTTTACAACACTTCGCACGCAAGAAACAGAGGTATTTGGTAAGAACAGTGTTGATTCTGGCAATAAAGAATTAAGACCATCTCATTATACAACTCAAGTGAACCTAATGGTTGGTCCATACACTGGTATTGATCTAACTTCCGACGAATCTTTCAGATCTCCAGAGGGAGCTAATATTAGAAGAAATAAAGATGTTATTACATTAGATTATACCGAAGTTGAATACATTAAACAAACATTTGGAACTCGTAGCGAAAGTGTAACTCCATATCTTGTTAGTTTCTGGAATGGAATAATTGAGTTAACTCCATCCACAGATACTTGGATGGTTCCAAATAGACTTGATGCTCGCGTACAACAAGTAGAGGGCAACTTCGCACAAGAACAAGCGAGAGCAGTGAGAGAGTTTCAAGTTGATCCGAATACAGGATTTGCCCCCACGCAATGGAATGCGTGGAATACAACTTGGAGCGGAGAGTCAAAAACTCGTGATGTTGATGGCACTGATAGAAATGAAGATGGTGGAAGAGAGGGTGGAAGTTGGGGGAGAAGAGGTTTTGGTGGTAATGGTGGATTAACTGGTGGTGACTGGCACTTCACGCAAGTTACCAATGTTATGAGAGATACAATTCGAGAAACATTTGAAACTGGAGTTCAAACCAGAAGTGGCACTAGAACACAATTTACTGAATTCTTTGATCGGGTTAGTCTTGGTGATAGAGTTGTTAGTAGAGAATCCATCTTGACCATGAGATCTAGAAACATTCAGTTTGTTTCGAATAGATTATTACCAAATGCAAGAATATATGCATTTTTTGATAATAAAGATGTAACTAAGTATTGTGTTCCAAAACTTCTTGAAATATCAATGACCTCGGGAACATTCCAAGTTGGTGAAGAAGTGCGTGGAACAGTTGCTGCACAAGGAACAGCATCCGTAAATAGTTCAACACAAGCTAAGATTAATTTTAGAGTTGCGGCGACAAATCATAAAATAGGTCCATATAACTTACCAACTAGAACATATACAATCAATCCATATGTTAAAGGAGATGAAACTATTCCGGCAACTTATTC